GATTAGCACCCATGGCAGTGGAAAGCGGATTACGGGCATCAGCCTGACCGCCACTTTCAAGCCGCGTATTTACCGCCAAGCCGCGCGGGGTAAACCCACCACCACCTGGCGCTTGGCCTGGCGCCGCCACTGCTTGTGTGCCAGCAGTCACGCCAGCCTGCTGCACTGCTTGTCCAAGGATGGTGGCTTGTTGGGGTGTTAAAGAGCCGCCGGAACGCGCCGCCAGGATTTGATTAAGGGCCTGCTGCTGTGAGCGTTGCTGGGCAACTGGCGCCATCTGCGCCAAGGCAGTTGGTTGGCGACCACCAAGAATAGCGAAAGCATCTTGGATCGCCGCCAAGCCCATCAGGGTATTACCAATGTCCCTTTCCGGCTGACTCGCGGCAGGAGGGGGCGCCGCAACTGGCGCCGGTTGCGCTTGTGGTTGCGGTTGCGGCTCCACAAAACGCGGAACAGAAACCACTTCTGCCGCTGGCCGAACTTGCCTTTCCTGAACCGGAGGCAATGGCGCAGCAGGCTGCGCGGGGGCTGGTGGTGGTTCTGGAGTTAGAAGCCCCATGCCTGGGCTAAACCCACCTGGCGCTGGCGGTACAGTGAGCGAGCCAGGCAAATCGCCTTCCATCCCGAGGAATGGGCGATTAGCTGTCCCAACATCAAGCAAAGCCCGCTGCTGTTGTGTCAATAAATCAAGTTGCCCACGCAATTCTTCTTCAGAATAAGGAGAACGAATCCCGGCAGGGCCAGGGCCAAACCGCAAGGCACCAAGATATTGTGCCAATTCATCGCGGCTTAATTCAGTTATTGGCCTTGCGCCAGAAAACGTCTCACTCATCTTAACCCCCTAAGAACAGCGGATTAACACCCCGACGCGGGGGCATTCCAATTTGGATTTGCGGTGCCTGCATCTGAGGCAGCGGGCGCATTTGTGGCGCCTGAATCTGCATAGGCTGGGGCGCTTGCGGCGCCTGCTGTTGCGCGATTTGCGGTAAACCGCCACGCTGGTTTCGACCAGAAGTAAGATCAAACGTCTGCATCAAACCTGACGCTGCGCCAGTTGGGGTACCTGCTGCTGCCCCAAAGGCATCAATCAACGACGCATAACCAAGGGCCTGGCGCTGATCTGGCGAGAAACGGGCAAAAGGATCAGGGCGAGGCTCACGGAATTGAGTGCTGCCAGGATTAGCTTCGGCACCCTGATAGCCAGTGCCAGCGACATTAAGGGCTTCTGGCGATGGGGTATTATTAAACCCCAGCAACCCGCCAAAATAATTTAGAGCTTGATCAAAATTCATGATTTAGCCTCCAAACTTCTTGGCGATACGCCCATCCATAAAGCGCCGGATCATCGCCTTCAGGCTGTCTTTCCCTTCAAGCCAATCCGCAAATGCGGCACCATGGCGGATATAAAGACGCACAAACCACTTTGGCGCATCTTCCAAAAGCCATTCGCGGAACATCAGCCAGCGGGGGTTTTCCACACCATAAACAGCGCGGGCAACCCAGCACAACAAGTAGTAAGACTGCGCCCCAGAAGCCGCCGTGCCGCCAAGCCTGGAGATAATATCCAGCGGCCCAAGCGTCTGGCGTTGCGTCGCAGTGGTGGTCATTGGATTTGGGAAGAACCCAAGCGCCTGTTGGAGTATTTGCAGATCGCGCATAGGCTCGCCCTGCTCGCGCATAAACGCTTCTTCAGCCGCCGTCATGCGCTGCTGCTGAACTTGGCGCAAAGCCTCTTGCGCGTTGAAGGCAGTTTGCGCGCCTTCTGTTGCAGCCCTTTGACCAGTAACGCCAAGCCCCGCCAACTGTGCCCCACGGGCCAAATTAGCTTGTGAAGTAGCCTGCGCCATGGCAGCGCGTTGCTGGGCTTCCTGCAATGCAAGTTGAGATCGCGCTTGCTCAAAGCCACCAAGCATTCCAGCACGGGCTAATTCAGATTGCACACCAGCAACCCCAAGCTGCCCAATCTGACCAGCACCAGTGTAAACACCAGTTTGCTCCGCTTGGGTAAGCGCACCCAAATCCCTAGCGCCACCAAACATCCCAGCCTGTTGCGCTTGCGTCAAAGCGCCAAGCTGCTGGGCGGCGGCAAGACGCTGCTGGGCGCCCTGCAAGCCATACCCCACATCTTGCGCCGCCATCCGGCCAGCGGTTTCAAAACCCTGCGCCCGCAACTGGGCAGAAGTCCGGGCGGCTTGCTCCAAAGCAGCGCGGTTAGTCTCAGCTTCTGCAACAGCCTGGCGGGAACCGCCATAAGCCCGCGCCCTGGTTGCCTGCGCTGCCCCCTGCTGAAGAGCCAACTGGCGGCTACGTTCAATATCAGAAAGGGCCGTCTGGACCACATCCGATTCATACGGATTTTGGTAAGCCGCCATGCCAGCAGAAATGGCGCTTGGTTGGTACTGCGCGCCGGTACGGGCAAACTGCTGGGCTTCCGCATAGCCTGGCTGGGATAATGCGGCCCGCACCACATCACGGGCTTCTCCGTACTCGCTTGGTTTAATCGCGCCGCGTGTAAGTGCCTGCGCTTCAGTAATCGAGGGAATAGCTGAAATACCACGAACAAGGTTTTGGGCTTCACCAAACTGCGGGCGATAGAAAGCAGCATTAGCGGCGCCAAAGTCGGGGGTAGCACCACGGGTATAACCCATGGCTTCACGGATCGCAGGCTGCGCTTGGTTCCGCATTTGAAGCAACTCAAACGCAGTCGCTTCCTGGGCCGGGGTCAACCCCGCTACTGTGCGTCTAGCGTAATCCTCATAAGCCTGCCCACCAGTGTAAGGCGTGTACCCCTGATCCGCTACCGCTTCGGCGCGGGAATACACATCAAGGGCGCGTTCCTTGAACTCAGGGTCAACCGATTGGACCTGAGTGGTTGACTGCTTGCCACCGCCCTTACTCATGGGGAAATCTCCTTAGAAACCGTGGTCATTATACCCTTGAAACCATGTTCTTTCAAAGCACGAACCCACCCATGGCGCCCGCATCCTGTCAATTTACTGCACCCAAACCGACGCCCAAAAGCATCCAATGAAGGGATCATATCGACAATCTGGGACAACTCACCCCCAACAAGCCAAGCATGGAGAACCCGAAAGGCGGGATATTCTATAATCTCGGTCACAATGACGCCATTTGGCGCTGGCCAGAATGTAAACCGCCCTTCTTGAATACCCTGCTTTACGTCTGCAAGTTCGTGGGTATTCCCCGCATAATCCAAAGCATCCTGTAACCACTTAGAACACCGCTCGAACTCCGCATCAAATGGCTTCATAGCGACGAAGCCGATACGGTGCCGGAATTGTCCACCTCAATGCTCCAGCGGGTTCCATCTGGCGATTTGATAATCAGGCGCCCTGGGGAAATCTCCACATCGCGCCCTCGCTTGTGGTTCTCCATGTCGGCTTTCTCAGCCATGCTTCTGGCGGTCTGGTCATCACGCTGAATATAAACAGCAGGGGATGGTGGTAACCTCATCGCCTAGCCCCTGGCACCGCTTCAAGGCGGAAATTACCGACACGCCAATCACCCAATTCAACGCCAGTAACCTTGTAGGAAACCTGACGCCCGCTGAACCTAACATCAGTGTATTGGGCAGAAATGGTGTAAGGCCCATAGGTGCTTTCTACCCCTTCTGGGGCAAAGCGGGTTTTGAATGTGACGTTTACCTGGCCCTGTATTTTCTCATCAGGGAGCACCTGGCGAGCCACCATAATTCTGTCACCATTCCCGAACTCAACCGGCCCACTCTCTGCGTATGGCGCTGCGCCGTCATAAGAATATCCCACCTCATGGTCATAAACATAACCAGAGGGATCAAACATGATTGGATACTGGAATACGCCAGCAGGGACGCCCGTGGTCCTGGCCAATGTCCCAAAATACCAAACATTTTCGCGGAAATTCCAAGACACATAGCGGTCACACTCAGAAGAACCGCCAGAAGGATAGAACCATGTAACCTCGAAGAACTCAGAATTTAATACCGCCGCGACCTTGGCAGCTTGCCCATAATTGAAATCTGAAAAAACATAATCAGACACATCGCACTGCAAAGGCTTTATGGCGCCATCAAATAAATAGAACACGCCATCAGACATCCAAACAGCGCCGTTATCAATGCTAACAGAAGACTGGGCGCTAATAGCCCCACACCCAAACCCGATACGCTCAAACCCGTAAACATATGGCGGGCCTTGGTATGTCGCCAAGTGAGCGTCCACCGTGGTCAGAAGGAGTGAGCCATACCTAGTGCGCTCCCCACAGATCAACTTCCCAGATGTGGATAACTCGAAATCACCCGCCTGGTTTGTCGCTGATGGCGTCCAATCGGTATTATCTTCCTGGTCACACCATTGGACCTTACGCGGATTACCGCCCGCGCCCAAGGCAAAGACAAACCGCTCAGGCGTCACCAAGATAGAACTATTGCCGGTTGGCGCATTAGTAACAACAGCCGCTCTATTAGCGGTATTCAGCGTCCATTCGTAAATCTTGCCATCGTCATTACGGCAAGCCAGCAAATACTCACCCCAGTTATCAAGCGCCCATGTTGAAGCAGGAATAACACCCGTAGAGGAAAATTGCGGCCTTGGTGTGCCGTATGTGCTTTGTCCATACAACCAAGTTCCAAAACCATTTTGGGCCTGACTATCAACATATCCAATATTGATTTCATACTTATAGTCAGCGTTACCTTGGTTTGTTGCTGTTGAAGCCGCATTCCCAGAAGCTGTTATAGTATAAGAATCTTCTGTTAGTCTTGTAATGATATAGTTGCCAGATAGAGTTATGCCGCTAGAACCAATAGCAGTACCATTGGAGAAATTCACTGTGTCGCCAGTAAGGGCGCCATGCGCTAAGTCAGCAACTGTCACAACAGCAGAACCGCTAACAGTGCTGAACGCGCTCGTTAGCGTTCCAGTAGCGCGATATGGCGTAATATCATAGGGCTTCTTGCTCGCCTTGATGATGTATAATTTCTTACTACCGCCAGCCCCAAGCCATTGGTTTGCACTATTATCCCGCCAAGAATGCGACCCGCGCATAACGCCATTAACTTGGATGCTTAAATAGCTACCTGTTTCATTTTCAAGCCGTTTTTCCCAACCACCAATAGGGCGCAATGTCTGCTCAAACCAACGCACAAGGTTAGAATCATACCATCGGCCAGAAGATTGGTACTGCGTCCCGTTCCTAAAAACACCCGGCTGGACCTTCAGAGGAACATACATCCAAATTACCTTCCGCGCCGGATGATAGCCTGGACCGTCTTGGTTTCATAAATCCGAATAACAGTCCAAAAAATAGTGAAGATCGCCGCAATAGCTGGCAGAACCTGGGCAAGCGTACCAATTACAGTGCCTATAGATATGACATCCATAACTGTTTTTGCCGTTTCAGAATGCTGCCCATCCATGGCGGCTGTCTCCTCTTAAGAAGGCGGGACTGGCCAGATTATATTTTCTGGGAAACCAGGTTGCTGGGGAATGTCACGCAAAGATTGGCGATACGCGCCCCATTCATCACTCAATTTAACCCCAGTTTCCATATAGCGTGACACCATCCAATCTGATTCAGATAGAAGTTGTTCGCGTTTTTTACGCACATCTATTGCTGCTCGAATTGAAGATTGCGCCAGCCATTCAGCTTCTTCTTTATCTCTTTCCAATTCCTCTTCTTCGGTAAAAGGAATCGGTCCATTTGATGTTGCTTTAAATCTTGTCATTTTTTCTGCCCTTAGCTATTTTTCAGACCGTACAACGAAAATTTACCAGAAATGTTACCGGTACTAGCAAGAAATCTAACGCCAGTTAAAGCATCTTGGCTAGTATTGCCACCATTAAGAACTGTTCCAATTCTACTCGAGCCAGCGGTGCTATATCCACCAGTTCCGAAAATTCTTTTAGCTGTTGAAGTGCTTGATGGTTCCGATAAATAAAGAATAGCATAAGCTGCTTCTACATTTGAATTATTTAACCCATCAAATATATTTATGGATGATGTCCCATTTGATACAGTTGCTGTCCCGTATGAAGTCGATGAAGCACTTAGGTTAGAAGAATGGTAAAAATAACCAGCACCCGATAGGTATGACCCACCTAATTTCATTCTAGCCAATATTCTAGCGCCTAAGGTATGTGGATAAACGCCGCTTAAAACAAGCATATAATAATTATAAGTGCTATTAAATGTAGTTTCTATGTCAGCAGTTGCTTGGTTTGATGCAGTAACTGTAGAAAGATAAATCCAAGACCCAGCCGCAGGAACAGTGCCGCTCACCCATGTTGTGCCATTTGAAATAAGCACATTATCAGCAGTCCCAGGGGCAATAAATTGGACTGAAGATGTCCCATTTCCAAGAATTACATTGTTTGCTGTTAAAGATGAAGCCCCAGTACCGCCAGCAGCAACAGGTAGCGTGCCAGCCGTTAAGGCGCTCGATGAACTAGAAAAAATTGCATTATTAGCAGCCGTAAAGGTTGTTAAACCAGTTCCCCCAGCGGCTGTAGGTAATGTACCGGCGGTAAGCGCAGAGGAAGATGTGGAAAAAATTGCGTTATTAGCCGCTGTAAATCCAGTTAGCCCAGTTCCGCCGCTCGAGGTCCCTAAAGCTGGAGAAAAACTAGCAGTCCCAGTAACAGAAAAAGTACCAGCAACCGCCAGCGTTTTTCCAGTACCAACCTTTAAACCAACACTAGTGCCAGTACCATCACCCTTAAAAACATTATCTACCAAATCCAAGTCGGTGTTCAGTTTGGTCCCCCAACTATCGGCGCTAGCGCCAACTTCTGGCTTGGTCAAACCGAGGTTCGTTGTGGTGGTATCAGCCATTATTGCACCCTTGCCCAATTCTCAGACACGGTAGAAACCTGTGTCCATATTGTAGAGGAATCCGGCAGCGCGGTCCATGTTTCTGTGCTACCGCTAACATTTTCCCAAATGGTGGAAGTGTCCACTATACCCGTCCAAATCTCAGTAACATCCGGCAAGATTTCCCACTTTAAGGAACCCGTTGCCGTTATTGTCGCAGTAGCAGCTATAGCCGCCGCCCCTTTGGCGGTTTTAACAGCATTGGCGGTAACGCCGCTCACCCCAGGAATCACCGCCGCCCCATTGTAATCCACCACCCCGGAGGCAGTTAGGGCCGAAATAGCCTGTATCAGCGCCTGGCCTGTAGGAACCCGCACCGCACTAGCCGAAACCGTTGAAGAAGCCGCAATAGCGGCAGCGCCTTCAATAAGAATAAGACCAGAAGCCGTTACCGCACTGCTGGCGGAGATAGCCGCCGCGCCATCGACCACTTTATTGGCAGAAGCGGAAACAGTACTAGAAGCCGAAATAGCAGCAGCGCCATCAAATAAGAACCCACCAACCGCCGTTGTAATGCTGGTTGCCTGGATTGCCGCCGCCCCAAGCAGGATTTTCCCGCCAAGGGCGGACATCGTGCTAGTGGCGACAATACTCGCCGAACTATTTACCGTAGTTGTGGCAGTCGCTGTTACAGTGCTTGAAGCTTGGATGCTCGCACTAGCGGCAGCATCTACCTCACCAACCGCGCTTACCGCTGAAGCAGCGGTAATAGTAGCCGCCCCATCCTTAACGATAAGCCCGCTAGCCGTCGTTACTGAAGTGGCGACAATAGTAGCGGCCCCGTTTATGGGGCTAATCCCATAAACGCCTAGACCATAATAACCGCTACCGTAGCCTTCCACTTATCAGTCCAGCGTAATATCGAGATCGCCAGCCGGGATACGGAATACGTCACCAGAGCCAATAGTCTTACTGGCAGACAAAGCCGCCGAAGCAAGCATATTGCCAGACGTAAGCGCATCCATCACCGCAACGTGCGTCACTGTGCCCCAGGACGAACCAGCCGCCGGAAACTCAATGGCGGAGCCATTGGTGCTGGCGTTGTTAGTGGTTGTCATGGTGAACAACTGACGGGCATAAGATGTGCCAGACACCTCCGTGCCAGAACCACCTTCGCCGGGGTCAGTGGTAAACAACGCCAGATAGAGGCTCGCAGACGGCGAAGAATAAGCCGTCCCAGTGAAAACATAGGCCATAACCTTGTTTTCAAGATAGTTTGTGAAGGACATTAGCCGAAACTCCTTGCTCGCATCCGTAAGGCAGAAGTAGCCATCCGGCTCCGCTCATCGGACACCTTCAGGTCATTTAGGGCGGACGTATAAAGCGCCGCCCAAACCGTAATACGCTGATCATCCTGCAAATACGGCGCCGCCTGCAAAAGAGAGGCATACAGGTAAATGTCAGGAGAATCAGCCAAAAGCCAATTACTGGTATTGGATACCGTCAAAGCCGGAA